CCACCCGAATTGGTGCTTCTTACTCCGCTTCAGGAACCAATATCCAATCTACATCCTTTGGTGGTGTAGGTGGTGCTGGAACCTACGATATCAATACTGCTGGTCAGGCATTCTCCTTTAGTGAGAGTTTCAACGCTGCTGATACACCTGTAACTTCACAGACAGTTACTACTGGTGTAATCGGTTCGCCTAATCTCTATGGCGACAGCGTAACTCAAACTGGTGGTGATAAGGGAACTCTTGCTGGTACTCTATCAACAACTGGTGTTCCTACTGTAACTGCTGGTGGTGCTGGCACTACTGCTACAGGACAAAGAACCATCGAATTGAGTGTGTTCAAGTGAAATATCTCCTAGCAGGTTTGATCCTGCTAGGGACCTCTTCACCTGCCCTAGCAGAAAGTGTTGTGCCTAATTTTACTAGAGGCACAATCAACGCTACAACAGAATCAACTACAAGAATTGTAGAAACTATTCGTCAAGTTGAATATACAACTGGTGAATCTTATACTGTAACTGGAACTAATATCAATATCCCTGGGACTCCTGCTCCTGGGGCAAATTATAGTATCATCACTCCTGGTGCTCCTTTCCAGTTCAGCGAAACATACCTCGGACCTGGATTGGCTAAAGAAACATGGATAGATCGAACAACCGAAACTCAATCAACCACTACATCAATCTCTGTCTTTACACAGTAATTAGTTGTGGAACATTACCAGTTCTCGCGCAAAGTGCTCCCGCTCCTTCTAATACTAACATTGCTGGTCCTAGTGCTTCCGCTACAGGCAATGTCACTAATCAGGCTGTACAAGTATTACAGGGACCATATGCTCTCAACACCTATGGAGCAGGAGTCAGTTGCCAAGGAGCAACCTTCAGCGTCTCACCATTTGCCCTAGGAAGTAACAACAGCAGCGAAGATCCAGAAACATTTACGTCCCGTAATGGAAACTTTGGCATCTCTGCTGGTGTGAATATTCCTTTAGATGGTGGTCTAATGGAACTTTGTAAAGCAAGAGCAAAGGTAGAGATCGAAAGACAGAAGGCAGAAGCAGACAAGGCACGTCTAGACTTTGAGTTAGTTAGATTATTGAAGTGTGGTGAGGCATACAAGAATGGAGTTAGTTTCCATCCTGATAGTCCTTACCATAAGATCTGTGCCGATGTCGTTGTCAAGTATCCGAGAGTACAGGACGTTGTAAATGGATCCAATTGATAATCCTAATCTGATACCAATCATCGGAAATAATCCGATCAAGGTTCCAAATACAAACATCAATCGAATCGCTGGTCCCTCTATCATCCCCACCATAGAGAGACCAGTAGTTCGTGGTGTTGAGGCACCTGTAGTTCGTGGTCTTGAAGTTCCTGTTATTGATGCTCCCAATACTAGGATACCATATCCAGTAATCAACGTACCAACACAGGAAGAGTTTGATGCTGCTGTCAAGGCAGAGCGTGAGAAGCAAGAAGCAGAAAAAGAAGAGAAGACTAGGGGGTTACCTGATACCAAACCAGAACTGCCGCCAGCAGTCCAGCAAGCGCAACCTATAACTCCCCAAATAGAAGTACCAGCACAACCTACAACTCCCACAATTACTGTAGCTGGTTTGAATATCAATCTACCAGACCCCTCCCTGGTCGCTACAGCGGGGTCTGTGGCAGTTGTGACTACCGCTGCCACGATGGTTGCTACAACCGCATTCAACGCCATCAAGAACGCTGCTGAACCACTCATCAAAGAGGCAACGAAAAAGAAGTTCAAGGTCAAGATCAAACAAGTCAAACCAGTCCTACATTATGTGCTAGCAGACGAGGGACATATTGATATCTTTGAATACTCTGCTACTGGCACACGACTTGTAGAGAAGATCGATAATGTGGAGCAGTATATTCGAGATCAAGTTGAAATCAATTCTCTCTATGAGATTGATAACAAGATCATTATTGATGATGTCATAGCAGACAAATTTACAAAGGAGGGGCAAAAGAGATTTAAACCTCTGTTTGCCCCCGCTAAAAAGATTGCTAAGAAATTGTCTGCTAAGTTTTCAATCTGAGATCTTATCCCACAACCAAGAGATAACCAACACTGGAAGATATACTACAAGATTGTATAACATATCAACAAAGATGTTGTCCTTCTCTTCTTTACGCTTGTCCTTCGCTGGTGCTGTTGTCATTTACCACCTCAAGAATAATAGTATATAGACCACTCTGATTTGCATGTTTCATCGCTAAGTCTTCAGTTGCAAACAAACGTGCTTTGGATTTATCCTTCGTCCATTTTGGACTATCATTTACGTTGTCTTGGAAGTAATCCCAGGTTCCTGCGAACCCTTCTCTCTTTGCTCGGTACATCAGAACAATTTGAATGGTAGTTTCTCTGTGATTTCTTTTACACCTTTGGGTGTAACTGCTTCGATGATCTCACGCTTTGCTTGCTCGATTAGAGTTTCTCTATTCATGTAAGCATAAACGCCAGCACCTACAGCAGATGCACTCATGACAAACGAGGCAACTGCTAGAACGTTAATTAGTTTTTGCATCTTCCTTTCCTTTCTTAATGAGATCGCAAGGTAATGTTACTGATTGAACATCAACATATCGTTGATAATCCACCTTACAAAGATTGGGTCCAACTTCCGTTAGACCCACGATAGCGAAAATAATGTATTCCATTACTTTTTCTTGCCGCCATTCTTTGCTTTCTTGGCAGTAGCATTGCCTTGGTTTTGTTTAGAGGAACCTTTCTTCCCCTTGTTGGGTGACTTAGACATCAGAGATCACCTCTAGAATAGTTTGGTCTCTCCTCATCTTCTGCAGGTGTTTCAGGTGCCTCTTCAGCAACTGGTGCTACCTCTGCAGGGATTTCTTCAGCAGGTGCTTCAGCAGCAACTGGTTCTTCCCATACTAGTGGTGGTTCTGGAGTTGGTTCTGGTTCAGACCATACTGGTTGAACTTCTGGTTCAGTTCTCTCTTCTTCTCTCTTGGCATATACAGGTGCCTCTGGTAGAGATCCACCGTTGCCGTTACCGTTAGCGCCAGGAGTTTGTCCTGCCTTGGCAGCAGCAATACCAAATCCAGCTAGGGATCCAGAGAAAACAGATGCGATGAAAGTTGGGTCGAAGTCCATGATCTTCTGACCCGATGGTAGCCTCACATATGAGGCGGTAAGCAGACCTGCGCTCCAAATTAGAATAACAATTCTAACTAGATCACTCAACCATTCTCTCTTTTCTTCGCGGTCTGCTCCTTCGGAAACCTTAGGTAACATGATCGTAATGTCATATGACCTACTATTTATGCCTGTGCCTCCGTCCAAGAGAAGCGAGCATCAACTGTTTTGTTACCGCCAGCGATGTTAGTTACGCGAACAGCAAGAACTTCTGGTCCATCTGGGAAGATACCAGTTGGGTTTGGAGAAGTAGTATAAGCATAGTTACTTGTTCCACCGCCAAGAATACAGTTAGAAATTTCTTTTACAATAGAAAGATCATAACTATCAACACCAGTATCAACGTAAAATCCATAGATAACCTCACCGCCAAGCAAGTCTGTGTTATCGGATAGAATTGAATATTGTGCTAGTGATGTTCCAGCAACATTCAACCATGTATTATTGACATCTGGAATTGGGTTGAGTACTAGTTCGACAAAGAACTTACCAGTCGATGAGATATCAACCGCACGAAGAACCAACTGCATTCTATTGACAAGTTCTCTAGTTCCAAAGTTTCCAGCAATACCATTATCAACAGAAGGTGCTAGACGTAGAGCAAGAATTGCTCTAGTCTGACCTGCACCAATTGTTCTCTGAGTTTTAGTACCAACAGTATAAACATATGCTCTGTCATCATCAAACTTACCATCCATGATAACAGATGAACCCCAGTGTGAGATCTGTGGAATTGATGTCGCACCAATCAGTTCTACACTTGTTGGTTGGTTAGCATCATATGTAAATGTCTGTGCTGAACCTGCGCCAAGAGGACAGAAAGTAACTCCAGTTGGGTTGGCAGAAGTAACTGCTCTACTCAGAGCAACACTAGTACCAGAAATAGAATAAACAAATGTATCAGCAGGAATTCCAGAACCAATTACTCTCTGTCCTTTCTGAATACCAGTTGCAGAACTGACTGTACCAGATGAAGAACCAGAAGCAATCGTTAGACTGACTCCAGTTGCACCTGCTTGCTCTCTAGTAATACCAGTAAATGAACCAGCAAATGCACGAGCAAGAGGTGAGATAGCAGATCCAACTTGTTGCTCTAAGGAAATACCAGTTGAACTACCTTGTGTTGTTGTGATCTGGAAGGTAGTTGCAGAAGGAACAGCAGCAACAAAGTATGTTTTGTTTGCGACAACGTTAGAGAATGGAGTATCAAAACTGATCGTCTGCTGACCACCAGGGACAAGACCAGTTGTTGATGCAACCTCAATTACGTTACCAGCATTTACGTTGATAACATCCTGAGCAAATGCAGTTTTACCTGTGTAGTTAATGTATTCTTGAACTCCAGTTGTTGATCCAGTTGTTCTCTTGATACGAAGAGTTCCACTATCTGGGAAGTTTGTGGGTGCTGCGGCAACATACAACGTGGTGTCTGAATTAGAGAATGACTTCGAAGTTTCTGTGAGTGGCGGAATCGTATTGACTTCATAACGAGCTGGTAAGTTACCAGATCTCATATATGCTTCAGTATTCTGGTTGTTGTTTGGAATCTTGTGAGCATAGATGACGTTACCATCTAGAGCACGGAATCCCCAGCGAATAAATCCAGCACCATACCAAGAGTAGTCCATGTAGAACATCTGCATCTTGGTTGAATCAAGTGTATAACCAGACTTACCAGTTCCATCACAACGGTCAATGTTCCAATCAGATTGTAACCACTCAGTTTCAACAGTCTTAGTTACAGGGACATTACCTGCCGATGGACCACGATAGTCTGGGAAAATAACCATCTGTGTATCAGAGATGATACCATCAACACGGTATGAAGATCCACGAATGACAACGTAATCGCCAGGCTTTAGTTGTTTAGCAAACTTAGTTCCCTGTCCGTTTGCTGCAGTGTAGCTGGAAACAAGTGTGCTTCCTTGTGTTACTGATACTCTACCAGACAACTGGAAAGTAGATGATCTACGAACAACACTTAGGTTGCCGCTAGCATAACGGAAGAAGATGCCGTTTTGCTGGTCCATCATACCGATTTCCAGTTTGTTTCCATAAGAATTGACTGGCGTTACAGTATATTCACCCGATGCTGTTGTTTCGTTTGGAGCATCAGTAGCAGTATATTGAAAAGTGTATGCATCAATTACATTTGTTACCTGATAGATACCATTATAGTTGTTGTCTTCTACGCCACGTACATCAACTACAGTATCTCTGGTAATGTTGTGAGCGTCAGCACAGATGACAGTCACAGTTGTACCAGATGCTGTGATGCTATCAATGTTTTCAATTGATGGTTCGAGAATAGAACCCGTTGAGAATGATACTCCTTTACCAGACTGATAACGGAAGTAACGCTTTGTCTGTCTGATTGCTTGCTGGTTCTTAGAAATAGTATTAGTAGAGAACTTTACACCACCATCAAATGCTCTGTGAATTGATGTTCCTTGTGGTCTTGGATAAAGTTTCTTTGTTCCACTATTGACAGATCCAGTAGGTGCTGCGTCTGGGAAATAATAGAAGCGAGTTGGACTTTCTACTCTAGCAACAGTCCATGAACCATTTACATTAGTTCCAGATGAACCAGTAACTGCGATCTCATTACCAACTTCCAGACCATGTGCTTGTGTAGTATCAACTTGAACTGCACCTGCCATCGTGCCACTTGCAGCTGCTAGTGTAATCGTTCCACCAATATCAGCTCCAGTATATAAAATGCCAGAGTAGAGAGCAGTTCTTGCAGCGTCGTAGATGCCACCAGAAGCAGGAGTCCAATTGTACTTAGCAG